AATCCATTACTTATCTTTGTGCTTGTATCTGTTGTAGAAATGTACTCATCAAAGACCTTATTGATAGAGTAAATAGAGAAAACTATTGCACCACTTTTACCAGATTCGTTCATTAATGGATTTATACAAGCCGCTTGAATTGAATAATCTTTTTCCGCTTCAAACTTACTGATTAGACTAAATGTTGTCCCTGTCTGATAAAAAGCAAGCTCTCCACCAGAATAAACATTAAATCCTTTATTAAAATTGCCATTTGGAGAGTTCCGATAGGGATTACCCAAAACGCTAGAAAAATAGCGTAGTTATCGAATTAGGTAGCTACGCTTTTTCATTTGTCTAGCTTTATTCCCTCTAGACCATTAAATATTACATCAATTCTTTGTTGTCTTTTACCATCGATTTTTTCAACTTTATACACAAGCACTTTACTAACTAGTTCTCGCAATACTTCACAATCTAAGGTTTCTATGTGGGTATATTTTTTAACCGCAGTAACAAATGATTCAACATTAACTAGTTTGTTAGTTTCTTCATTAATATAGATGTCTAGATCTTTAATTTTGCTTGTTAAATCAGCTTGCTCGATTTCATAATTTACAGAGAGTTTGCTAAATCTATCATCGGATATTTTACCTTCAATGTTATCTTCATATAAGTGTTGAATGATTGAATCTAGTTTATTTATTCTAGCCATTGCAATCTCATATTCTTTTTTAGCTTCTTTTAGTTTTCTATTTGTGTTTTCCTTTGTTTGTTTAGTAACAAGTTCAACAAACTCACTCTCTGAATTATGTACTAAATTGATCATATCGTTGATTCTTTGCAAAATTAACTTTTCCAATACTATATTTCTAATTTGATGTGATGAGCAGGTTTGTTTAGACTTTTTTCTATATGAAGCACAAACCATATAATGCTTATCATATGTCCAACCATTACCACGAACTTGGTAAAGTTTAGCACCACAATCGGCACAATATACCATTCCAGAAAGAAGTGGCATTTCTCCAAGATTAGTTCGAGTTCTATGATTATCTCTAATATGCTGTACAATATCAAAAGTTTCTTTGTCTATAATTGTCTCATGTGTATTTTCAAATACTTTCCATTTTTCAGGTGGGTTATAGTAGGTTTTGTGATTCTTGAAAGACTTTTTATATGTTCTAAAATTAATAGTTTTACCTAAATATTCTTGTTTAGATAAAATATCGCTAATAGTTTTAGGATTCCAAAAGTATGGAGCACTATCTTTGGATGCACGAGCAGGACTTTTTAATCCTAACTTTTCCATATGAGCGACAGGTGAGTCTGTTTTTTCTTTTGTTAGTTTATCTGCAATCTGTGATGGACCATAACCTTTAACACATAATTCAAATATTCTTTTAACAACAAGTGATGCTTCTTCATCAACAATCCACTTGTTTTTATCTTCTTTATCTTTTAAATACCCATAAGGTGGAACAGTTGTTAATGGCTTACCAGATTCACCTTTGGCTTTTACAACAGCTCGTATTTTTCTTGATGTGTCTTTGGCGTAATATTCATTGAAAATATTTATAAATGGAGTCATATCATTTTCTGTTCCATTAATACTATCAACACCATTATTGATTGCGATAAACCTTATATCATTGTTAGGAAAAACCATCTCAGTATAAATACCAACTTGAAGATAATCTCTACCAAGACGGCTCATATCCTTAACAATAATAGTTCCTATAAGACCATCATCTATTTTAGCATTTAATCTTTGCCAATCTGGTCTATTAAAATTAGTTCCTGAATATCCGTCATCAACAAAGAATTCAGTGTTTTTATGTCCATTATCATCAGCATACTTTTTTAACATTTCCTTTTGATGAATAATTGAGTTACTATCACCTTGAAGTTCATCATCACGAGAAAGACGACAATAAAGTGCAGTAATCTTTTCATTATTTAGTTGTAACATTTACATCGTCCTCCTCGTTAGATTTCCTTTCCATCTTTGCCAAGTACTTTTATAGAATCAATAGTGCCGTTTTCAAACAACTCAATCACATAAGCACTTGCTTTATCCAATGGCCAGTGTAGTGATTCCTGATAATACTTAAGCAAGAATTCAATACCAGAATAACTGGTGTTCGTTTGTCTACAAATTTCTTTTAAATCTTCTAATGTTTTACCCATTTTGATACCTCCTTTAGGTGTGTATATATATCACTCTAAAGGGGATTTATATCAAGTCATTAGGCGGATGTTTTTTGTTTGTTTTCCTTATTTTCAAGATTGTTAAGTATTAGTTTCTTAACCTTGTTTTTAATAACTTTTATATCATCCTTTGAGGGTATAATGGAACGAACAATGTATGTAGTACCATTTATAACAGTAGAAGCTTCATATATTAAACATTCATCCATAATCTATTGCACAAACCCAACTGGGAAGCGTTACACTCCCCAGAAAGGCCCGAAATACGGCTTACTGTGCGTTTATTCCTCCTTGTTAATAACTAATACCTTGATAGCATTTGACCTCACAAGCTTTGAATCTAAGCGTTCATTTGCAATGTAGCCACTGTCATTTGTTTCAGCATATCTTTCATTTAATACACTAACAGCAAGTGGTTTTCTAATGATCATCCAGAAATAAGTTAAGTCTCCGAAGATAATAGGTTTTTCAGCATCTTCCATATAAGGGCTGATGACGACTTCTTTACCAAAGATAGTATTATTAGAATGATTCCATAATGGATTGCCATCAGCGTCTTTAAGTTTTCTAAGAGCCATAGCAGTTTCATCACTCATAATAAAGATAGCGTTAGTTCTATATTCATTTTGAACACTGAAATATAAATCTACTACCTTATCATAAGTAAGTTCAGTGGAAGTTGCTCCAGTTTGAGCAGTGTTTAGAAGTCCAAGTGGCTCATTGATACCAGTACCATTAAGGCAGATATCTTCTTCAGCCTTACCAAAACGTCTAGCAAATTCACCTGATAAATATGCTTTTACATCAAAGTTTCTATCATAGATAAACCAAGTCTTGATTTTAGTAAGTGATCCAATCTTATATGAACTGAATCTTGCTTCACTAAATTCATCATTCTGTTCTGGATAATTTCCATTTTCAGGAATGATTGTAGCTTTAGTATTAGATACCGTTGCAACGATAGTACCGCCATTCTTGAAGCAGTTAAGTACTGTTGCATGCTTTCTAAATAAGTTGTCTTTCTTTAAGATTTCATCCTCAATAGGAAATATAAATGAATTTGCTTCTGAGCTTCCTTCTTGAAGAAGTGAAAAGTCTTCAGGTTTTGCACTAGCTCTTAACATATTGTCTAATGCCTTTAAATAATAATGATTGATTTTCATAATTTGTTAATCTCCTTTAATTGTTTTCTTTTCTGCAACGAATGCAGGTGTATACAGTGACTTCATTATCACCAGTAATTGTTGTTGGACTCATTGGCTCTCCACAATATGGACATTTGATATCATTGTTTTTGATTTCATCCATTGCTTTAGAGTGAAGAATGAACTGAGCCTTACTTACTTCAAATATATAGTGTTTGAACTTGTCTTTGATTGCTTTACTAGTGAGTGATGGAAATATTGGTGTGAATTCATTATCATCACTTTCAACTAGTGGATAGAACTTAGGATTAAAATTACTCATTCTTAAGTACCTCCGCATAACCAGCAAATCTTTCTTTGACAAAAGTTTCAGCACTTTCTAAATCTTCAAAGAATGTCTCACTTAAGCCACATGTAACTCTATAAGGCATTTCTTTTCTTGCTTTGCTTTTACAAATACCAACTAGTCCTTTGTCACTAGTCTTATAAAGCTTGATGCATTTATATTTGTTATCTGAAAAGCGTCTTAAATCGTTTTTATATAAGTGGTTTTCTCCACCATAAGTAACATGTAATTTCATGATTTTTTATCTCCTATAATTGTTTTTTTGGATGAAGGGTTATACCCCCTTTGATTTCGCAATTTTTTCGCGAGAAACCCCACGCCCGCTTCCGAGCCTCTTTAAGTTTTAAGATTCACATCCCCTAGGGGGTTAGAACACGCGTCTATCACCTAGAGCAATGTGTCTTTTGTTGTGACATGAATTACAAAGAGCAGCTAGATTTTTCCATTCATTTGTACCTCCCATCCTTACAGGTAAAATGTGATGGACTTCCTCAGCAATAACCATTCTTCCTTCCTTCAAGCAATCCTCACACAGTGGGTGTGCTTTGATGTATCTGTTTCTGGTTCTTTGCCAATTGTTCCCGTATTTATGTTTTAGCTTTGGATCTCTTTGGTAGTCGTTATAGTCTTTGTTTGTTTTCTTTTTGTGCTCATCACAATACATCCCGTAGGTTAGATTAGGACATCCTGGATAAGCACATGGTTTCTTTGGTTTGTATGGCATCCATGTCCTCCTTTCAGGGTATGAAAAAAGGCCAGCAGCGCTAACTGTTGACCTATGTTTTCTTTTCGGGTTTCCCCATTATAATCATACCACAGTCAATACCCTGACATGTACTGACATCGACTGACATTGACTGACATCGACTGACATTGACTGACATTGACTGACATTGACTGACATCGACTGACTTTTTTATATCTCAAGAACATCAAGTGCCATTCGGTGCCACCTATAGATTGTTCTTTCTGTTGTTTCTAAAGCGTCAGCTATCTCTTCCCACAGCATATTATTGATGTAGCGGTAAGTAAGAACGCTTTTATAATCTTCGTTTTCTATTTTTTCAATGGCTGAAACAGTCTCACAAAGAACCTCATCATATTTTCTTTTCTCATTCTCAATCTTTTCTTGGATTTCCATTAGCTTGTATATCCATTTTAAGAAAGGAGCGTCTTTGCTCTTCGTGCCGTCAACTCTTGGTGTTTCATAATTAGGACTCGAAGGAGATGAGGCAAGCCTATCATATTCTGCGGCTCTTTCTTCCATGCGTTCGATTTTCTTTTTTAACTTTGACGGTCTGTTTAGGAACTCTATTTTTTGGTTTATAGTAGCATTCATCGCCTGCTTCCTCCTTTAATTTTTTTAGTATTGATGTTCCAGAGAACTTTCCTTGACATAGCATGTCACACCATTCTGATTGAAAGAACTCCTCACATCTTTGGATTTCAAGATAAGCTTTATAGTTTTCGTGGTTTTTCTTTAGCCTCGTAGCAGCTTTTCTGTAATCCTTCACAGCGTTAGATACAATCGCAAAGGCTAATCTTTCATATGGATCAACTGCCATTGTTAAACTCTCCTTTGCTTTTTCTTGAAGTTATCTTTATCTTCCTTCCTGTACTTTTCAACTTCCTTCATAATCTCAGGTGTTGATTTTTTGTAGAATGGGCATTTCTTTCCATTAAAGTATGTATCGGTTAAAATATCGCATTGACCACCAGATAATCTTGCAAAGCAATCTTCACAGCCAAAATGCACACATGGTGGATAGTTGTCGTAGTATTTTTTCATTTGAATTTCCTCCAGTTAGATGTTTGCCTTCACAGCATCAATGAGGGCTGATTGTGTTTTATCTTTATTTCTTAAAGCTGATAGGATGCTTTCATCTATCGTGCCTTTTGTGATTATGTGTTGTATAACAACAGTTTCAGATTTTTGGCCTTGGCGGTAGAGCCTTGCTATTGTTTGCTGGTAAAGTTCTAAGCTCCAAGTAAGCCCATACCAGACAATATTTACTTCAAAGATACTTTTCTAGATTTATTAGCATCTAGGGCAACCGGTGCTAATACAATTTAGCACCCTATCGAATTTTTAGCACCCCATACTCAATGACAAATGTATGAAATTATATTTCTTTGAGAGATTCAAATATTACATCAACAGCAAGACCGATATCGATCATATGAATCAAATCTTTTTCATAAACTTCAAGGATCATCATATCACCTTCAATAGTTGCTCTTCCAACTTCAATCCAGTAAAAACAAAACATAAATTCACTAGGCAGTTTATGCTCTTGAGGCATCTCTAACTCAACAAGGATTGGTGTAATTGGCTTCCAATCCTCGATATTCTTATTATCAATAT